GCACGGCGGGTTCCAGCGGCAATTACAGCACGGCGGGTTCCAGCGGCGATTACAGCACGGCGGCAGCCACTGGGGATTATTGCAGAGCAAAAGCAGATGGAAAAGACAATATCGCCGTCGCAAACGGCGCGCACAGTAAGGCACGGGGCATTCTGGGCTGCTATCTGGTGCTGACTGAGTACGACGATGACGGCAATATGCTGTGGGCAAAGATGGCAAAAGTAGACGGCGCCCACATCAAAGAAAACGTCTGGTACACACTCAAAAATGGTGAGTTCGCGGAAGCAGAGCCGTAAAAAGCACTGCAAAACCAATTTGAAAGAAAGGAGCATGCCATGCAAAAGCCGAGCCTTACGATAGGCGAATGCGTCCAGATCCTTCGGGACAACAACATCTCAAAGACCGAAAAGGTCTTGGGAGCACAGATTCAGGCGGGGCTGTTTACCAGCTGGGCGATTCCTTCCGTAGGAACAAAAGAACCTTGCCCTGACATCTCACGCGCCGGTTTTATGGCGTGGGTGAAGGACTTTTACAAGCTCGAAAAGGTTTATACAAAGGAGGAACCGAGAGAATGAGAAAGAAACCGATGAATTTTCGGCTCATCTTAGCGCTGGACGGGCTGGCTTTGCTGGCAATCATCGGCGCGGTGCAGGTGGTGCGCTGGGCCTGCTCCTGGCTGGCCGTTGCGCTGGCTTACTGGGGCGGCTGGGACACCGCCGAGGCTGCACATGCCGCGCCTTGGATTATTGTTGCATCCACTGCCGGGCTGACAATGTCGCTTTATGAGATGCATGAGGACAACAAACGGTATGAGCGCAGCGGCTACGGCAAAATTGTCCGCAACCATGCCTGGAACCCGGAGTATCCGCAGGATGAGGAGAAGGGCGCATGAAGCTGGAAGAGTTGATTCGGCAGCAGGCCGAAGAGTGCCTGAAAACAGCCACGCGGCTTGCAACGGAGTCCGCGCTCACGGGAGACATCTGGCTGCGGGTCATCTGCCGGGAAAAATCAGAGGTCTATAGCGCGGCGGCAGATGGGCTGCTCACAGCCCTCCACGATGCGGAGGACGTCGCACATGGCTGATTACATCCACTATATCACATGGTACACCGTGTACAGCGCCAAGACCGGTGAGGTAGTGGCAGCTGGAACGTCCTCCATGTGCGCTGCGAAGCTTGGATACAAGACCGCCAACAGCTTTGCGTCTTCCGTTGGACACCGACGCCATGAAAAAAGGCGTCCGTACAAGTACATTTTTGAGCAGGAGCGCATTGATCGTGCGGAGGTTGACTGTCTCCCTCCGCTTCGCCGTTACTGCAAAAAGAAAGGCCGGCATACGAAAAGGGAACAGGAATATGAACGGTAGATATATGCGAGCCGCAGAGATTCGCTGGCATAATCGTCAGCCGGAGCGGCTGTGGCACATCCACCAGAAGAAGGAGAAGAAAAAGGTGAGCACGGTGCAGATCTTTGACGCGGATTTGCGTTTTGTCAACGAAATCCCCATGCCGAACACGCTGGCGGGCATCCAGTACGCCGACCAGCTGGCAGCAGAAAAGCCGGGCCGTCTGTACGTCGTTATGGACGAGCACCGGCAGAAGGTTTACCAGAGGTGACGTACATGACTTTAGAGCAAAAGGAACGCCGCAAAGCGGTTCTGCGGTATGCAGTCAGCGTCCCTGAATGGAATCTTGCGCTCAAGCATCGGGCAGCAACAGAGCTTACGAAATGCGCAAGCCTCTTGATGAGCGTAAGCCAGATGATGCTTGCGACCGACGCGGAAGACCGTTTTTATCCGGACAGATTAGATTATGGGATGTCTCCGACGGGATATGCAAAAGCCATTTCGGATGCAGAGTACAGCCTCGGCGCAGCCGCTTCGGCGCTGGAAACCGTAGTTGCTTTGGCAGATGAGTCAAACGCCTTCCCGCTTATCAGCTCCACCCAGACCGGCGGGTTAGATGACGCGATGGGCAACATTGAGGCGGCCTACAATTCTGGTCTTGGGTGGCTGGCAGATCTGTGCCGGGTACACGGGATGGATGAGGTGACATACAATCATGGATAAAATGACCATTTACGAGCAGTGCCGGGAAGTCCCCAAAGACGCCCAGAGGCCTATCGCAGCGGGCCGTCTGAAGGGCAAGACCGACATTAACCCCATGTGGCGCATCAAGAAGCTGACTGAGCTTTTTGGGTCGGCTGGTATGGGCTGGAAGTTCGACCCGCCGGTGTTCGAGGAAAAGACCGGAGCAAAGGGCGAAGTTGTCGTGCAGTGCTTTACGAATCTGTACGTCAGGCAGGATGATGGGGAAGCGTGGAGCGCCCCCATCCCCGGAGTGGGCGGCTCTATGCTGATTGTGCTGGAGTCAACGGGGCTCCGAACGGATGATGACGCTTACAAAAAAGCGTACACGGATGCCCAGAGCGTGGCCTGCAAGGCGCTTGGAATCGGCGCGAATGTGTACTGGAAAGATGAATCCACCAAGTACACCCCGCCTCCGGCCACTCCCGCCCCGGTGTGCGCCTGCTGCGGAAAGAAAATCATCGGCATCAAAACCAAGGACGGGAAAAAGATGACTGCTGAGCAGGCGGCAGAACGAAGCAAGGCAAAATATGGGCGTATACTCTGCGTAGAATGCGCAAAGAAACAGCCGAAAGAAGATGGAGGAATGTCTCATGCTTAACCTCGTAGCATTGATGGGCCGTCTGGTCTACGACCCGGAGCTCAAGACCACCCAGAACGGCACCAACGTGTGCAGATTCCGCATCGCGGTTGACCGCAGCTTTACCCGGCAGGGCGAAGAGCGCAAGGCCGATTTTATCGACGTCACCGCGTGGCGGCAGACCGCCGAGTTCGTCTCCAAGTATTTTCCATAAGGGCAGCATGATCGCCATCGAAGGCAGCTTGCAGACCCGTCAGTACCAGGACAAGAACGGCAACAACCGCACGGCTACCGAGGTTCTTGCGTCGCAGGTGAGCTTTTGCGGCGGAAAGGCCGCAGAGAAGCCCGCTGTGCGCGATTTCGACCAGCAGACAATCGTCTGCGCGAAGCAAACACCGCTCACAGCGCCCCGCAGAAGTCTCAGAACGTACCGGAGTATTCGCAGGGCAGCGCAGACGATTTTTCGGTCATCGACGACAGCGAAGACCTCCCGTTCTAAGCCGAGAGCTGTGCTATCTGGCTATACGGGCGTGTAAAGGAGGTGATTGAGTGGCGCAGGACGATAAAAAGTCATTTGTGGCGTATCTGAGCTGGTTCGACGCGCTGGAAGAATACTCCGACGCAGAGGTTGGGCAGTTGATGCGAGCTCTTGCACGGTATGCCAAAACCGGAGAAGAGCCCGAATTTTCAGACCGTGGGATGCGGGGCAACTGGAAATTTATGTGCAGCGACGTAAAACGGGCGTCTGAAAAATGGGATGAAACCCGCAAGAAACGCAGCAACGCCGGAAAACGCGGTATGGCAAAGCGCTGGGGAAAGCCTGACGACATAACAAAAATAACAAACGATAACAATGTTAATGACGACATAACAAAAATAACTGTAGATGTAGATGTAGATGTAGATGGGGATGTAGATGTAGATGGGGATGTAGATGTTGTAAAGCGCGATAACACCGCCGCCGTTGATATGGAGTTATCAAAAATCGTTCAGCATTACCAGCGGGCTATCGGAGACTTCCCGCGTTCGGCACTGGAAAAACTGCAAAAATGGCGGCAGGAGTACAGCACGGAGATGATTTTGCTGGCGATCGACAAGGCCGCAGAGGCGGGGAAACGCTCGTGGAACTACATCAACGGCATCCTGTCTGGCTGGCAGCGGGATGGGATACGCACCCCGGGGGACGTGGCAGCGAATGAGCAGAGCCGACAAGAGCAGCCTCGCGGGAAACAAGCCATAGAAAGCACCGTAGAAGCATACGCAAATATTTTCAAGGGGGTGAAACCGTGACAGTGGAGATGATGACAAAGCTCCTTGCGGACGCTGAGGCATATTTTGGACGGCCTCAGACCGCAGAGAACCGCGCAAGTATCGCGGAGATCTGGGCGAACTCATCGCTCAAGGATGTGCCGGATGAGATGGCCTATAAGACATTCCACGAGGTGATTTCGGAGTGCAGCTGGCAGAGCCAGCTTCTCCCGGCGTGGAAAAAGGCCGTCGAAAAGGCCCAGGGTGAGCAGATGCTGGCGAAGCACTGCCTTGCTGCCCGCACCCGGATGCTCAAGTCCAGGAAAGAAAGAAAGCTTCTTGGGCAGGCAAACCAGAACGGAGGACGAAATGCCTAGATACAAAGTCATCGTAGAGTGCAGCGGCCCGCACGGGAACGCCGCGCTTACATACCGCATCAACGCCGCGAGTCAGTTTGCGGCAGAGTTCCGGGCCTGTCAGCTGGCGGGCGACCATTACCCCGAGTATCGGGACATCAAGCCGGTGAGGACGGAGGTGCTGGAAAATGGATGAAGTGAGGTTGATTAACGCAACCACTATTGAAAAAGAAATGCGAGAATACTCCCGGTATATTGGACACGAAACCACAAACGAGCGCGAAAGCACCGCTGAATGTTGCGCAGATATGGTGAACGAGGCGCCCACCATTGACCCGAAGACACTGCGGCCTGTGGCACACTGGGAAGAAATTCCTGGCTCCTGTGTGAGCAGCGCTGGTAAGAGTGGCTCGTGGTGCGTACCTGCAACACGCTGTACGAACCCGGAATGCGGAGAGGTTAATCCGTGTGGCCTCAAAACGCCGTTTTGTCCGATGTGCGGATCAAGAATGGAGGATGTGCCGTATGACGATGACGCCGTGTAAAGACTGCCCCACTCGTCACCCGGTGTGCCACGACACATGCCCCAAGTACGCCGAGTTCAAGCGCCAGCACGCCGCAGACCTCGCTTATACTAAGCAGATGACAGACCGTGGCGTTGTATACCGCTACGATTACGAGGACCGTCACCGGGAGCGGGGCCGCAAAAAGTACATGGGAGCGAACGGAGGTGCGGACAGGTGAAACCGAAAACAAAGTCTGAGCTGATGGCAGAATGGGCCAGTCAGCAGGACCAGCTCAAAAAAGAGCGCGAGGTCAAGGCCGTTCGGAAAGCAATGGACGATGCTTGCGCCGTGATACAGAACGGTCTGACCCGGTACGTCAAGAAAAAGACCAAAGCCCGCAGCATGGCAAAGGCTGAAGCTGACCCCTTTGCTGAACTGGAAGGCTGGGAAAGCATGGAGCAGATCCAGAATGCCTACGGCTACGGCAAGATCACCGCCGACAGGCGGGACAAACTCACCGACCTGTGGGAAGCCCGGGAAGCTGCCAGGAGCAGCCGCAAGGGCGCGGACAAGTACCACGACCTTGCGACGGAGATGCTGGAAACGGCCATCCGCCGGGTGGGAAATGAGTACGCGGACGAGATTGCCGCGTATGAGGAGGAACGCCGGATGCGCCGCAGCTATTACGAGAAGGTGGAGAACAGGGCGAACGGCCTCCAGGAAGAAGAACCAGAAGAAGAACCAGACCCTTTGAGCCAAGCAAGAGCCGCCATTGCAACGGCTATGCAGGCCGCCAAGGTTTCGGAAGTAACCGGTGTACCGTTGCCGAAACCTCTTACATGGAAACGCGGATTCTATGATATTACCAGAACGTTTCCGTCCGGCTGGTATGAGTGCCCTGTGTGCGGATGCAGGGTGGACTGGGAACCGGAGCAATGCCCCAAATGCTACACGCGGCTGGAACTGGAAGAAACGGATGGGTGAACCGTGAGAAAAAGAAACTATCCGCCATTTGAAACCTGGGCAATCGACCTCCACGAGCGCTTCCCGCTCTGGCCGTACAATAAACCGAAACCTGGCCATGAGGGCTTCCGGCTTCTGGATGGACCCGCGCCCGACTTCCACCGCATGACCGTGGAAGAATTTGAAGCCCTACCCCCTCATATATGGATGGACGTCAAAAAGACCCTGCCACCCCTGGAACACCCGGTTTTAACCGTGGACGCCTACGGCAACTACCACACCAACACAGAATACATTGACAACCCAGAGATCCCGTTCTGCATCGCCTACAACAACGGCCGTTTCTGGCCGCCGATTGCGTGGAGCAAATTCGACCGGTTGAAATGGAGCGGTGATTGATGAATGAGTGATGAAAAGGCAGAACGCCAGCCGTTCGTCTGGGGGTGCATAGGCGGAATAAGGGACTACAATTCAAAAGAACTTCCGTTTTTCGAATGGATCGCACACCAGACTACAACAGAAAAGTTCATTGTACCGAAGGAGGACCCACGCATGGACATGGGCAGAAACAGCGAACATTACAGCGACCCCACACCCGGCACGGCCTGGGAGAATATGCGCAGGGAGGAAAAGCGGCTGGATACCGCCCGCCTTGTTATGGTTTCGGCCCTGGTGCCGATTCTGCGCCAGACGGCAGAGCTTGCGGGCTTTGAGATTATCGGCCGCATACCGCTGCGCGACAAGGCGACCGGAAAGGAGTACAGATAAAAATGGAAGGCTTTGATTTTTTCGGCTTGGCAGCCAAAGAAAGCCGCGAGCCTGAAACCCGGGAGCTGCCGCGCCGGATTCTTTTCCGCGGGAAGCTGAAAAGCGGTGCGAGCAGCTGGCAATGGAAGGGATGATGAAAAAATGAAGACTGTTCTGATAAGCATCAAGCCTAACTGGTGCAAGCTGATTTGGAGTGGGATGAAAACCGTGGAGGTGCGCAAGACCCGCCCGAAGTTGGAAACGCCGTTCAAGGTGTACATCTACTGCACCGGTGCTGAGACATGGTGGCAGAGATTTCCGAAGACCGGGTTACAGAAGATGGAAGAGTGTATCATCGGTACATTTGTCTGCGATAAAATCGACAAGCTCATCCACGTCGGAACGATGATGGACATAAACATTTTGACATTGGACGGGTGGTATAAACCGGCAGATGCACTGCTTCAAGCCGCCTGTTTGACCGAAGCGCAAGCTGAAAAGTATCTCAAGGGTGGTGACGGATACGGCTGGCACATTTCTGACCTGAAAATTTGGGACGAGCCTGTAAGGCTTAAAAATTTCTGGGGCATGAAGCCTTGCAGGCATGGTGGAGACTGTTGCACTTGCTTGCAATGGGACAACATGAAGGAAAAGTGCTGTGTATCCCGATACATTTCACGCCCTCCGCAAAGCTGGTGTTACATGGAGGACGTTGAATGAAGCTGACCCTCTACGGCGACCCACGCACCAAGAAAAATTCCGCACGCATTCTCCGCACACGCTCCGGGACCCCATTCGTGGCCCCCAGCAAGGTTTATGTGGATTATGAGACGGACTGCCTGCGGCAAATCAAAAGGCCGCGCAGCCCTATCTCTGCCCGCGTAAACGTGAGGTGCGTGTACTACATGAAGACCGCCCGTCGGGTCGATCTGGCAAACCTCATCGAGGCGACCGCGGACATTCTGGTAAAAGCCCGCGTTCTGGAGGACGACAATAGCAAGATCGTTGCCGCCCACGATGGCAGCAGGGTGGAGCTTGACCGGAAGAACCCAAGAGTGGAAATCGAGATTGAAGGAATGGAGGATGAAAATGGTTAACAAAGTCACAGGAGAATATCTCCCATGCCCGTTTTGCGGTTCGTACAACATTGTAATATTCGACACATTTGAACGTGCAGATGTTTGCTGCGTGTGCGAATGCCAAAAATGCCACGCCAAAAGTGGCGGAAAAGCAACCATGAAAAGGGCACTTGATATGTGGAACACTCGTACCACAAAAATTGCAAAGCCCAAACAGATAGGATACGAAAAGGAGGACGAAAATGACCCAAACGTGGACGCTTGAAACTGACACACCAAAGCCTGACATTGGCGTGGATTACCGCACCGTCAAGGCGTGGTTTCAACAGTGCCGCGACCTTGCGGCAGCTATAGAAACCCAGAAGCAAAAAATACAGCGCATCCGGGACGTGGCCGAAAAATGCACCCAGAGCCTGAGCGTGATGCCTGCGGGTGGTGGCAATGGGGACAAGGTGGGCTTTGCTGTAGAGCAGCTGGACACCGAACGCAGACAGCTTCAGAGGATGGAGACGGACCTGTGCAATTTGCGTGTCGAGGCTACCCGGCGGGCATACTGCCTGATAGCCGAGCCGGAATGCGCCGAAGCGATTTGCGAGCACTATGTCATGGGCAAGTCTCACAAGGAAATCGCAAAAGAAGTCGGCGTGTGCGGGGCAGATGTGATCTACCGGCGAATCAAACGCGGATGTATGGCCTTGGCCGAGATATGGGACGAGTTTTCTGACGTGCAAAGTGTACAACATGCACAAGAAAACACAGCGTGATTTTGGAAGGGGTCAGCTCTTTTCAAGTCTGCAAGCTTGGATGTAAAATTCTAATAAGCGGTTCAGCGCTAAGCGGTAGCCGCTTGCCACGCAGCCTCCAGAACGGTCCCTTCCTTGTGACAGGTTTTCATGCTTTCCTGTTCTCCTTCACCGTTTTGCGGGCTGCTTCTATGCGATACATTGACACAAAGGCAGCTTGTCGCTCACGAGAGACAGGAGGCGGTTCGATTCCGCCGTATCGCACCGTATGGCGCATGGACTCATCCCCCACAAAGCTGCACGCTTAACCTCCCGTGCCACGAGAGAGCTTTGAATCCCTGAGGGTGTGGGTAGACTTCCCGATGGGATGTGCGTCAAACAACAGCCCTGGCGGAGAACCAGGGCTGTTTTATATGGCCGCCTGAGCGCAGTTTGGAGCGCGTGTCAGCTGAAATATTGCTGGCTGGTTCGAGTCCAAGGGCGGTTTTTTATATTCCCGTAGCTCAAGTGATGGAGCAGCGGTCTCCAAAACCGCAGGCTGCAGGTTTAAGTCCTGCCGGGAATGCCATTTGCGCACCCTAGAGGGGGCGGCGCAATAGCGGGGCATCTAGCCGCGAAAGTTCCAGATGCAGCGGTTCCGCCGACATGGAACCGCTTGTTGTATGCCGCCATAGCTCAATTGGAAGAGCGCCGCCCATTTAAGGCGGGACAACGTTGGTGACACCACGGGAACATCACTGCACAGCCAACCACTGCGCACATCCATTCCGTGGGTGCTGGTTCAAATCCAGCTGGCGGCATATTCGATATTCTGACCGTTCGGATTTCCGGGCGGTTTTTATTTTGCACGGGAGGAGAATAACATGATTCAGAAAGAGCTGCTGAAATTACCGGTCGAAGATCTTGTTCCGTATGAGAACAACCCACGTGTGATCTCCCCGGAAGCTGTGAACGCCTGCGCGGAAAGTATGCGGCAGTGTACCGCGCTTGACCCCATTGAGGTGGACGAGAACAACGTCATCCTCAGCGGACACACCCGCCGTCTTGCTCTGATGCAGCTCCATGTGAACACTGCTGATGTGGTACGTTACACCGGCCTGACCGAAGAACAGAAGCAGAAATACCGTATCCTCGCAAACAAGACCGGTGAAATGTCTGGGTGGGATTTCGGAAAACTTGAACAGGAACTGGCAGAAGTGGACTTTGGCGACTTTGACTTTGATTTCGACCTTCCTGCTGGTGACAGCAAAGAAACGCAGGTTACTGAGGATGAGGTTCCAGAAGCTGACGAAGCCGCACCTCCAAAGGCAAAGCTGGGTGATATCTGGAAGTGCGGCAGGCATCGCGTTATGTGCGGGGACAGCACTAATGCAGAAAGTGTCAAAACTCTTATAGGGGGGGGCGCAGGCTGATATGTTGCTTACAGATCCACCGTATAACGTGAACTATGGAGCAGTTCGAGATGTAAGCGAGGCAGTAAAAAGGCACAAAAGAACGGATGGCCTGCTCATACAGAATGACAACATGGGCGATGAGGAATTTAGAAAGTTCTTGACCAGCGCTTTCAGAAACGCTGATGCTGTAATGAGGCCAGGCGCTGTTTTCTACATTTGGCACGCAGATGGGGAAGGATACAACTTCCGAGGTGCATGTAGAGACGTTGGATGGACTGTAAGGCAATGTTTGATTTGGAACAAAAACACGTTATGCATTGGTCGGCAGGATTACCAGTGGAAGCACGAGCCTTGCTTATATGGATGGAAAGACGGCGCAGGACATCTATGGACAAGCGACAGAAAACAGACAACCGTTCTTGATTTTGACAGACCGGTTAAGAGTGAGCTGCACCCAACGATGAAACCGGTTGCGCTTTTTGACTATCAAATCAAAAACAACACAGAAAGCGGGAATATTGTCCTTGACCTGTTTGGTGGAAGCGGGACAACGTTGATCGCCTGCGAGCAGAACGGAAGAACAGCTTATCTCATGGAGTATGATCCGAAGTACGTTGATGTCATTGTGAAGCGATGGGAAGACCTCACGGGAGAAAAGGCCGTTCTTGTAAAAGAGGTGAGCTAAGATTGGCCGAAAAGGTAAATTCGAGCAGTGGTTAGAACCGGAAGGGCTAACGCTGCTTCGCGGTTGGGCGAGGGATGGCCTCAAAGACAAGCAGATTGCCGAAAATATAGGCTGCTCAGTATCGACTCTCTGCGAATGGAAAAACAAATTTCCAGAATTTTCGGAAGCTTTAAAAAAAGGCCGAGAAGTTGCGGACTATATTGTTGAGAATGAGCTGTTCGAGAGCTGCAAGACCCGCACCGTGACCGTAAAAAAGCCCATCAAACTGAAAAAGGTCATGGTGGATGGAAAAAAGCGGCTTGAAGAAGAACGCATCGAGTATGCAGAGGAACAGGTCGTCGTTCCAGCCAACGTGACGGCTCAGATATTCTGGTTGAAAAACCGGCGGCCTGAAAAGTGGGCAGGTGTGCCGGAAGAAACGAGGGCAGAGGAGCATGACGACGATGGCCTGCTTGAGGCTCTGAGCGCCGCCGCAGACCTCAGCCCGCCGGATGACGTGGAGATGCTGCCAAAGGAAGAGGACGACCATGCGGAAAAGTAACGGTTTTCGTTGGAAAGCCCTCAGCCAGCGGCAAAAGATGGTTCTTTGCTGGTGGACACCGCAGAGCGCATACAGCGGCTACAACGGAATCATTGCCGATGGCGCTATCCGCTCGGGCAAGACCTTTGCCATGAGCTTTTCTTTTGTCCAGTGGGCTATGACCTGCTACAGCGGGCAGCAGTTCGCTATGTGTGGCAAGACAATTGCCAGCTTCAGGCGCAACGTGCTGGGGACGCTCAAGCAGCAGCTTGCAGCCCGTGGTTACAACGTCAAGGAGCACCGGGCAGAAAACTGCATGACCGTCAGCAAGGGCGGCAAAGCCAACGAATTTTACTTTTTTGGCGGCAAGGACGAGAGCAGTCAGGACCTGATCCAGGGCATCACCCTTGCCGGGGCATTCTTCGACGAGGTGGCCCTGATGCCGCAGAGCTTCGTCAATCAGGCCACCGCCCGTTGCTCTGTCACCGGGTCAAAATTCTGGTTCAACTGCAACCCTGGCAGCCCGCAGCACTGGTTCTATCTGGAATGGGTGCGGAAATGCCGCTCCCGCAAGATGATGTATCTCCATTTCACGATGGACGATAACCTGTCACTTGCCGAGGACATCAAAGAGCGCTACCGCAGCCAGTACAGCGGCGTTTTCTATCAGCGCTACATTCTGGGCCTGTGGACCGTGGCGGAGGGCCTTGTCTACGATATGTTTGACCGACAAAAGCATATCATCGACAAGCTGCCGGAGCTGTCACCCAAGGGCGCGTATGTGGCGTGTGATTTCGGCACGCAAAACGCAACGGTTTTCTTGCTGTTCCAGATGCGGTCGGACACCGGCACATGGATAGCGACCCGCGAGTATTACTACAGCGGGCGCGAGCAGAAACGCCAGAAGACCGTGGGCGAGTATGTTGCAGACCTAAAGCAATGGTTAAACGGCACAAAGCCAGAAAAGGTCATTGTTGACCCGTCTGCACTGCCGCTTATCACGGAGCTAAAGCAAAACGGGATCCCGATTCAGGCGGCAAACAACGACGTTCTGAGCGGCATTCTGGACGTTCAGACGATGCTCCAAACCGGAAGATTAAAAATATACAGAGAGTGTAAACGCACCATACAGGAGTTTGGCGTTTACGCATGGGACCCGGACAGAGAAGATGTGGTCATCAAGGAAAACGACCACTGTATGGACTCTATCCGGTATTTTGTACGCACGAAGCGCCTTGTCAAGCGGGCCGGAGGATAAAAAGTGGCTACATTTACGTTTCAGACATTCCAGCAGGCCCAGCAGGAAGGGCGGCTCACAGATTTTCTGTGGGATTTCATCCAGCAGCACAAATCTTCCCCGCAGGTGGCGGGCAGGACTGGCGCGCTGGCTGCTGATTTATACGACCGGCAGAAAAACCCGGGCGCAGAGCAGTTCGCCGCAGCCTATGCAGAGATGCTCAAGCGGGCGACAAACAACACCCGGGACATCATGAGGCCGGATATGGTCAAAAGCAACCTGTTCCGGCGGCTCAACAAGCAGCGCGCGGCGTACTCGCTGGGCAACGGCGTCACATTTGCCGATGGCACCGACAAGCTAAAGCTGGGCGCGACCTTCGACGAGCGGGTTTTTAAGGCTGGATATTTTGCCCTCATCCACGGCGAAAGCTTTGGATTTTGGAATTACGACCACCTGGACGTGTTTAAGCTGACCGAGCTTGCCCCGCTCTATGACGAGAACACCGGCACACTGCGGGCGGCTGCACGGTACTGGCAGCTCAACCCGGACACGGCAACAAAAGTGGTGCTGTACGAAGAAGACGGATACACCGAGTACAAGTCTCAGGCGCGTGGCGCATACCCGCTGCAAGAAGCTGTGGCAAAGCGTGGATACCTCAAGACCACGATTACAACCAACGTGGGCGGCGAAGAGTCTGTCACAGAGGACAATTACGGCGCCCTGCCCATTGTACCGCTTTGGGGCTCAGACCTGCACCAGAGTACGCTTGTTGGGCTTAAAGCCTACATTGACAACACAGACCTTGTCATGTCCGGCTTTTGTAACGATTTGCAGGACTGTGCGCAGATCTATTGGCTGTGCGAAAACTTTGGAGGCATGACGCAGGACGAGCTGCAAGGCTTTTTGCAGCAGCTCAACCTCTACCACGTCGCCAACGCCGACACCAGCGATGGCGGAAAGGTGCAGCCTTACACTACCGAAATCCCCGTCACGGCTCGGAGTACGTTGCTTGACCTGCTGCACAGCCGGTCTTATGAGGACTTCGGCGGGCTGGATGTGCATTGCGTGAGCGCGGACAGCACCAACGACCATCTGGACGCGGCCTATGAGCCGCTGAATCACAACGCGGATGATTTCGAGGCACAACTCACGCCCTTTATTCAGCAGATTTGCAAGCTGGCTGGGTTGGGCGACGTGTCCCCGATTTTTACCCGCAGCAAGATCACCAACACAGCCGAGCAGGTCGGCATGGTCATTTCCGAGGCCGCCATCATCGGGCAGGACATGGCCATTGACCTGCTGCCCAACCTGACCCCGGAACAAAAGGAGCAGGCCAAGGCCGCGCTGATGGCTGAGAGCGCAACACGGGAGACCATTAACGACAACAAAGAAAAGGAGGACGACAATGATAATTACTGAAAACGGGGAGAGAGTAATCTGGTTGATAATTGTTTTTGCAATTTCCTTTGTAATCGGTTATTGGGGAACAAACTAAATGGACTTATCCGACCGTGACCGCATTTCTACCCGCCAGCTGAACCGCCTGCGCCGCCGTATCCTGCGGGTGTACGGCACTGCCCGCCGGGAGATGACCAAGCAGTTGACTGAGTTTTTAGCCAAGTACAAAGCGCTGGACGAGCGCAAGCGGGCGCAGCTGGACGCAGGCGAGATCACCGAGGAGGACTATCGCATCTGGTTACAAAATCAGGTCTTTCAGTCCGATTTGATGCGCCAGAAGCTGGACGGCATCACCCAGACCTGCACCACAGCCCAGCAGACGGCCTACAAACTGGCCCGGGACGAGCAATACAACATCTTTTCATTTGGCGCAAACTGGGCCTTCTACGAGCTGGAACAGGCCGCAGGCGTGACGTTTGGGCTGACCCTGTACAACACCGAGGCGGTCAAGCGGCTGCTGAAGGAAAACCCAAAGCTTGTGCCCAACAAGCGCATCAAGAGCGAGAGCAACCGCACCTATGATGCCCGGGTGTTCAACCGATACGTCATGCAGGGCATCGTGCAGGGCAAGAGCGTCCACGACATCGCCGTGCAGGCCGTCAACGGCATGGCTGATACAGAGATCCACTGGGCCATGAACAACGCCATCACAGCGTTGACAGGGGCGCAGAATGCCGGGGCTTTGCAGCAGATGCGCAACGCCCAGGCTTTGGGCATCGAGGTTAAAAAGCGCTGGAACTCCACCCACGACTACCGCACCCGTGAGATGCACCGCCTGCTTGACCAGCAGACGGCAGAGCTTGACGAGCCGTTTAAGGTCATGGGCTACAAGATTCAGCGGCCCGGCGACCCAAACGCGGCCCCGGAGATGGTCTACCACTGCCGCTGTGTGCTGTCCTCTGCACTGGGCAAGTATCCCCGGCAGAACGCTATGCAGCGGGACAACGTGACAAAAGAGGTCACCCCCGTCATGGATTACACCGAGTGGTACAAAGCTAAAGGCGGCACGGAAGCTGAACAAATGTGGTGGGCGGAAGAGAGAAAACAGAGAAAGGAGAGCGCAAAGCATGGATGAGAAGAAGCCTTGCAAATTTTGCGAGAGGCTTGCGTGGTGGAAGAAAAATTCCCCCAAAGGGGAGAACGGCCTTTACACCACGTTTCAAGTCAGTCTTATCACAAAAACGCACAGGAAAGGCGCAGGCGTGTGCGGTACGTTAACGCATCGTGCCGGACAGCTGAATTTCTGCCCTGAGTGCGGTCGCATCTTAAAGAAAAAGCGAGAACCGAGGGACAAGCCGTGAACTTTAACTACGACATCAAATTCACCGACAACACCCCGCAGCTGCATGAAGCTCTGGATTCATGGGCGGAGCGGGTGCTGACCATCTGGGGCATGAAGGTGCAGGACTACGCCCAGCTGCTTGTGCCCACAGGCACGGCAGACAGCACGGGCATTGAGGGTTACGTGGGCGGTGCGCTCAAGCAGAGCCTGATCTTTGCCCTCGACCTCGCAAAAAAGACCG